TGTGCGTCTAAATCATAATAAACATAATAAGGTACACCTTTTTTAGATGTGCCATATCTGCTTTTTTCGTCATGTTTGCCTTGTCTTGTTATGTGCTTTTTGTGCTTGTTAGCCCAATAAGTTATGTAGAATGTTTTAGTCATTTTATCCTTTCTAATTATATAAGGGATATTATAGGATATCCCTTATATTGTCAATACTTAATTTAAACTTTCTTCGTATTGTTTTCTAGCCAATATCTTTGCCTCTCTTGATTGATGTTTATTCTTCATTCCTTTAATCATACTTGCTAGATTACTAGGATTGTAGATTGTTAGACCTGTTGAGTTAGTTCTAATTAATTCTGCCTCATCAAGTTCAATACCAAGTTCGGTAGCCAACTCAATACCCTCACTTAGATATCTATATGCTTTCAATCCAATTTTTAATTGGTCGCATTGTTTTTGAATTGTATCAATCCAAGTTTGATGTTTAGAAACTAAATTAGCTTTTGCAATTCGCCATGCCTCTAAATGTTCATACTCATGTTTAGTACAAGCAATAGCACGTGAACGACAATAAGATGTTCCAATAACATCAAGATAGTATGGCGCATTAAAATCTTTTGCCATTCCTATATCGTTGTCATTACGATAATTACCACTACTATGTCCGAGTGCTTTCATACACTCATCAACGTGTTTAGTTTTATGTGGGTTATCTTTGTTTTCATTTTGTTGTGCAAAGATATCTGGGTTTAAGTCTTTTGCTTTTAGTTCTTCTCGGTAGTATGCAACTGCAAACTTTTTGCCCTCATCACTTGAATACTCACTACCATTTAGATTGCCAAACAAACCAAAATCAAAGTGTGATTTAGTTTGTACTTCTTTACCCTCATCATCAACATCTTCATTGTGTGCAAAGTAAAAACATTTATCTTTTGCTACAACATCACAGGGGTCGCCATACTTTCTTTTAAAAGTTCTAAGAGTTGCAACATCTTCTGGTGGATATGCTCTCTCAACAATTTCTTTTGCAAATTGTTGTGCGATTACATACTCATCATTAACTGTTTCTCTTGCTTTTAAAAATGCCTCACGTTCCTGCGTGTCCTCATTTTCAAAGACGTTTTTTATTTTATTAAAGAGTTTATTTCTTAACTCAGTATTCATTCTTATTTTAGTCATGTGTTTCCTTTCTATTTTTTTATTTTGCATGATTTGAAATTAACACTTGACAATAGGATTGTCAAGGACTATATATGATATTCAGCCTCATTTGAATATTTATCGCTGAAACAAAACTATAAATATTCTGGGGACTTGCACCTACAAAAGCAAGTAGGATTAGACTAGATTGGTGTTACTTGTTTAGATACACCGCTAGTCCTGATCCCTGGTCCAGTGGAGAGTAAGTTCAGCTCTTGCTTTAGAACTGGTAAGCTGGACCTGGGATCAGGTCAAGTGCACCCCTTACCCATAGGTGGAAGCTCCGGCTTTTGTAATTCCTTGGGAGTGAAGGTAAATGCTTCACTTTAAACGAAGGGGCGTTGGTCCTGGTCCGCAGAATTTAAGAGTATGACCTAGAGACGGCATCCAAATCTGCCTATGGCATTTCCCTGTATGTTAGCTTTGACCTGAGAGGGTAGCGACTAAGTACTAGGACCGGCAGGCGCTGGGTTCCCTGATCAGGAAGCGCGGCCGGTTATATGAATTAAGAAAGGAATTATGAGCAGAAGAATTGATAACCCAAAGGTTTTAATAAATCACTGGCGCTGGCTCGAGGCCAACGGATATAAAAAAGAAGCTGCAAGCTGCAAGCGCCAAGCCGCAAGCTTGACAAGAAAGCATTATAATGATATCCAGGAGGTTAAAGGAGAAAGAAATTATGAAAACAAATGAAGCATTAAAAATTATCGGAGGCTCACTATCTAAGCCTTCAAAGATGCCTGGATGGTCGATAGGTTTACCAGCCAAAGAATGCAAAACCGGCGGCAAGCTACAGAAGGTCCCAGGCTCAGTGTGCTTTGACTGTTATGCATTAAAAGGTTGTTACGTCTTCAAGGTTGTGCAAGATGCACAGTATCGAAGGCTGCACGCCATCAAAGATCCACAGTGGACAGCTGCTATGACTCACCTAATCAACAGTAAAAAGCCAGATGTATTTAGATGGCATGACTCAGGAGACGTCCAGGATCTGGACCACTTAAACAAAATTTATGAAGTATGCAGGGCAACGCCAAGCAAGCGGCACTGGATGCCGACTCGAGAAGCATGGATCAAAGATCATCTTGATCGCAAGCCTACAAATTTAGTCATACGATTTAGCGCGCCCATGGTGAACCAGCGGGCTCCTGCTTCGTG